GTATCAACGGATAGGGTAGTAGGCCAAAACCGCTGGCTGTAACCAGTTTGTATTTGATACAGATTTTTAGACTTTGTATCAGTTGATACAAAACTTTGTATCAATTACTTAGCTAAAAAGAGGGGGCGGTTACAAAAACACGGCGATACAAAAGCAGAACGAAAAACGGGCTAGTCGATCACTATTATAAGATGCTGATTGTCAGTAGTAAATACGCTGTTACAGAGATACAGCGGAATGAGGGGTATTGGTAGTTCGCACGTTCGCTAATCCAGTTTTAAGATATGACCAGAAGTACCTATTTTTATAGGTCAGCAGTCCGCTGACCACGTGGTTACGCGGTGGATCGGCTGTCCTATTTCGGCAGAGCTGGAGTGACGATGTTAGCTGTATGCTTTATACAATCCTGGGGTCTTCGGTCCTGACGCTCATGTTACTGGTCTGGGGCGGTATCTACCTGCACGACCGGCTACTGAACTGGCACCTGTGCCAGCAGCAAATCGCTACCCAACGGCAACTGGACGAACTGGCTCAGCAACAAGCTGACCGGCTGACGGTCGCGTATATGGAAGGACGGCGGTTACGTCAGGAGAATCCGGCCGATGCTATCATGGGTTTTGTGATCCGGTCGGCCAAACAATTTCGCGTTTAACACCCCACTTATATTCTTAACTCATGCAGGTAGCTATACCGGTTAAACCATACGTCAAACGGTTTTTAGTAAAGGAGTTTGGTAAAGAGCCAATTCGGGTTCGCGCCAACAGTGATCTGGGGGCAGTGATGTTGCTATCGTTTCAACATGGCGAACACATAGCAATCGACGATATCAATCTGTACGACTCGGAAGACTTTCGTCATGATGCGAGCAAGATGAGTAGCGTGACGTTCGAGTTGGGTTGCTCGTTCGAGCGGGGAGCATCTATCGTACCCGATCGGATGGTGAAGCTGACAGGAGCGCTCATGGCCAACTTCCGTCAGAGTCTGTATTATTTCTGTGTCGGCCGACGGACGTTGTTCAACTCAGAACTGGCCAGCGTGAAGCTGTTTCTGAAAATGTATGACATTCCGGAAGACGAGTTGTCGGAAGATACGGCGATTAAGATGGCTCAGCGCGAGCGACGCGAACGGGTCAACTTCCGCATGAAGCGCACCGACCCCGCGCCGATGGCCATAAAATGTGCCTAAAAGGTGTCCAGTTTTTAGCGAAACCCGTCCCGGATTCTGGACGGGTTTTTTGCGTCATAAGGGGCTGTTACAATTGGGTGTCTGGAAGTGGGTACTAGTATGGGTGTAGGCTAAGACTGGCGGGTTTGCTGTCCTGTTTTTTGGAGACGGTTGTAGCGAGGTTCGCAGCATGGACGAGCGGATCGGCGACTATCACCAGCTCAGCAACGCGGGCGGTCTGCGCCGACTTAGGTTACTTCCTGAGTCGGCCGTGGTCGACGTGCTGGACCCCGTACGGTTTCCGAATACGCTGGCCTACCCGACGGTGCCGGTTGGCAATCTACTTCTCACCGACTCGACAACTACGGAGTTTGTGTTGCCACCGGTGCCAGCGGGTTTTTCTGTTACCCATAGCACTACGGTCTATGGCGATGAGTTTGCCGTTTCTATACTTTTTCGCATCCCCCGGCAGCGGGCGGAACTGGTAGGCTGGCTAAGCCGAAACCTGGGTCGACGGTGGATCGTGCTGGCTGAAGATCGCAATGGGCTGATCAGCATTCTGGGCGACGTCGATAATGGGTTGGTGCTGACAACCGCACTGGCCACTGGCGATCAGGCGACTGGGCAGAACAGTATAGGTTTTGAATTGACTGGCCGTATTAGCCATGCCCCCTGGCTGGCCGAGCAATGGACTATGTTTCCGGAGGGGGCATTCGATTTTTCATTCGACTCATCTTTCGATTCCTAAACAATGGCTATCGACACCACTGGCATTGAGAGCCAGATCGACGCAAATCTTCCTGACAACAACAAGCGGCAGAATAAAGCGGCTGTTGTACGGTACGTGCTGAAAGTAGCAGTCCGCTGGGTCCGTGATGCCATCAATGGAAATCTCAGCATCTGGTACAAACTCGGTACTACGAATGTACCTGGCTTGAATAGTGACCCAGTTCATCGTACAGGTAAAGTAGTTGTTGGTAGAGACTATACGAACGGTAAGGGGGCAGCGCTGGAAGCTACTTCGGCTTGGGTCGACAACCTAAACGGCTACCAAGTAAGCCCACATTTTACCATCACCAGTGTAAGCGACAACTTGGCCCCAACGCGCTATTTTGCCATCGGTGAGTTACCCGCACAAACGGGTGGTACATATGATTTTGCCCAGATCGAGTTTATGGGCAAGCCTTGGGATTCGAACGGAGGTGGTTCTCCGCTGGAAATTTCACTGTGGTGTGGGAATCGTGGTGGCTTTCGTTATCAGTATACCACGAAAGGCGATGCCAATGGTACGGGCCTCATTTGCCAGCAAATGAATGACGGTCGTACTGTCATTTATATGGTTACCGATAACAGTTTCAAAGCGATTTCGGGTCGTGTCGCCAATGGTGCTCAGATTATTGTCTATCAATCTCCGACGTATCAGTCGTCGTTAGCAGGGCTGGGAACTGAAGTTTTCAACTCTACGAAGCCAACCGTCTATAAGCCGATGGTCGCGTTCCGTCAGCGCTTCTTCACCGTACCGGTAATCAACTGTGATGGTGGTTTTCCACCTGCCTCACTCAATGAAGCAGGTGCCGCTCAGTTGTCGTTATCGGCCAACTGGATACCTGGCTCATCGGAGTTAGGGATTGTGCATTCTAACGCAGCGGGTGGGGGTATCAGTTTCTGGCAGATGACGGCGGCCAATGTCAAGAAACTTCTGATGTGGATGACAGCCAATGGCGATATGATTCTCGGAGGAAATGGTCAGGCACCCAGTGAGAAGCTACATGTAATCGGCCATATGTTGCTGAATGGAATCCTGAAGTTTCCCAACGTTGTCGCAAACCGAAAGATCTCCCTGCATAATGCTGGAGTTGATAATGAGCACCAATTTTTCGGTTTTGGCGTAAACAATTACGTGTTACGCTACCAGATCCCAGACTCCTTTCAGAATCACATTTTTTACGCTGCTAGTTCTGCGGCAACCAGCAACGAACTGATGCGGATTCAGGGTGATGGAAAAGTGGGAATCGGACGCACTAATCTGGCTTATCCCTTTGACGTTGGCGGTAATAATCCAGCAGACAGCATTGTCGCCCAATTTATTAATCTGACCAGCGGTAGTGGTGGGAACGGCAGCTTTATTCGAATTGCGCAGGTAGACGTCGGGAACTGGGACCTCGGCGTAGTAAACACTAATCATTTCGTGATTCGCGGCTGGAATAGCGCGGGCGCTATTGTCGAACGCGCCCGGTTTACGCCAGACGGCCGCTTCCTGATTGGTCAAACGACTGCAAATGACCGGGATCTGTTTCAGGTTAATGGGTCAATAAGTGGTAAGGTAGCTCGTCAGTCTGGAGATGCACAACCAAGCGAAGTACCCCTGGATAGCTGGCGGGTGGTTCATAATACAAGTACGAATCAGACCCGGTTGGTGGTCAACATCGGTGGTCAAATCAAGTCTATGTTATTCCAGTAATCAGCTATGGCTACTATTGAATTGCCAATTTCCAGCGAGCCCATCACGGGTTTTAAGCGCATTGCCCGGCACGAGACCCTGATCGTCTGGCCAACGCTGGAGATGACCCAGGAGATTCGCGTTATCATGCTGTCGGATGATGGGACACCCATCGCTTCACAGGTTGACAAGTTAGATTTGCCCGATGCGCAGAAGCAGTCGATGGCATTACGCTACGCCGATCAGCGCATAAGCCGGCGAACGGAAGGGGCATTCGTCGATGCGAAGACAGGGGCTGTGGTAGACAGTGGTACGGAAGGGGCTATTTCGCAACTCCAGTATTTTCAGAGCATCACACTGGGTGACCTAAAACGTATGGGGTTATCCATCACGGACAAAACACCTTTTGCTCAATTGTTCTATGCAATCATGGGGAACGAGATTGCCCGGCTAAAGCTATGACTGAGCAGACGCTGATCCGGCGCACCGATCGCTACTACTGCTTACCGGTACTGATTGATAGTCGACTGCCGAAGGCCGATCAGATGCTGACGGCAAACATTCTGCGTGTCGAACTTTTCGACGGCCGTATGCTGATCGTGCCGGCGCGGTTTCTGACCGACTGCCACAGTACTCCGCTGTGGCTGGCCAGCCTGCTACCTGAGTACGACAACCGCACCAATATTGCGGCCATCGTACACGACTACCTCTATATGCACTGGGAAACCTTTGCCGCCGATCAGGGGGGCAATATTGCCGACGGGCGTAGTTATTCAGATCTGGCATATTTGAACTTGATGCGTCAGTTTTATCCAGGTGGCTGGCGAAATAAGCTGTATTACCGGGCGGTTCGGTTGTTTGGCGGCTGGAACTGGCGACAGTTCCGGCAACGATATAGGGAGGAATTGACCGTCTGTTGAGTAAAAGTTGGTAGTTTGTAAAGCCCGGCTGCGCTGCTGCCGGGCTTTTTGTGTCCTGTCATTCAGTAAAGTGTCCGGCGAAACTTGCCTAAAAAAGCAAGTATGACAGGCTTTGTTGCGTTCGGTGGTGCCTGGTACCTGGACTACTCGACGGCCCGGCAGTGGGCAAACATTATCTGGCCACGTCTGGTGGCCGGGCGGGAGCCGATACCGGTGCAGTTTCAGGCAACCGATCGGCGGTCAATGCCAGAAGTTACGGCCGGTCCGCGCCCGGAGCGACTCAATTTCTACGACGAAAACGGGATGTGGGACAATGCCAAATCGGCCCTTTACGACATGAAGAAGCAGGGTGGCTGGGACGTGGCTGTCGTACCATTATCGGGCGTGATGTCGCGGGATGGTATGTGTGGCCGGGGTACTGAGTTCGTCAGCCAGATACTGCGCGCTGCCGCAGCCGATCCGGAGGTTGGCGCGGCCGTATTGCGGACCAATTCGCCGGGCGGCACCGTCGGCGGAACCCGTGCGCTGGCCGATGAGGTCAAAAACTTCCCTAAACCCATCATCGTACAGGGGCCGCAGATGTACTCGGCGGCTTACTTCGTCGCCAGTCAGGGGCGGGAAATCTGGCTCGACCCGGAGTCGGTAGCCGGCGTTGGTAGCATCGGTGCCATCTACGTGCATCAGGACGATTCGGCTAAGCGCGAGAAGGAAGGTATCAGTGAAGAAGTCATCGTGTCAGAGGGATCGGAAGACAAGGTGATCTACGGCGGCTATGCTGGTATGACCGATGAATTGCGGGCTGAGATCAAGTCGATGCTGGGGGCGTCGCGTCGGGAATTTGTCGGGTACGTGCGCCGTGGCCGGGCGGGTAAACTGGCTAATGACAGCGCCCTGACCGGCCGGAACTACCGTGGCAAAGATGCCATAGACCTTGGGCTGGTCGATCGCGTCGGGACGCTCGACGAAGCTATCAAACGCGCCCGCAAACTGGCTTGATGCCTGCACAATCAATCTCCATTTTTTCAATTCTCAAACCATGTCAGCACCAAAAAAGACGTTGGCGGCCGTTGTCGCTGCCCTGTTTCCAAAATCAGAACAGGCTATTGCGGAAACTTTGAACACCGAGCAGTTCAATGCCTTTGCCGAAGATGCCCAGGAGGTTCATGACCGACTGACGGCGCAACAGACTGGCAACGAAGCTGTAGCGGCCGATTTAACCAAGGCACAAGCCCGCGTTTCGGAACTGGAAAACACTATCGCAACCATGAATCAGTCGAGCGCTCGGCTGACTGAACTGGAAGCATCGGTAACCAACCTGACCACTGAGTTGCAGGCGTTCGGCGAAACGACGGAGGCCCGCACCGATTACAAAGCGAAGGCTGATCTGGCTCTGAAACAGGCCGATAATCTGCGTAATGCCCACATTCCACCAGTAGCCGATGCCACAACGACGGGTGGAGATGGAGCCAGGTCGTGGGAGTCGGCTCCGTGGAATAAGCATCTGCACTAACAAACCCGTCCTTATTAATGCCGGTAAAGCGGGTCAAGTTTGATTGCTCTAACATAGTTTTTACATATCAGCAATGAACGATGCATTGGATTTGAGTCTGTTGGCCACAACTGCCACCGACTATGCCCGTGACAACCGGGACCACATTTTTAACCAACTGCTGAATCCAGGCTTCAACGGCATTGCCGGTTCGCCGATTCAGCCACTCGACAATTACGTGACGTCGATACCGTCGAAGGACGAGATCGTGCTGACGGAGATCGTAATCGGTACAGTGCTGCAACCTGATAAGCGCGAAGGCTTTACGCCCAAAAACGACGTTATCAAGATCAAGCCACGGAAGGCGAAGGTCAAGCCCTGTAAGATCAACCTGCGCTTCACGGAGAAGAAACTAGTGCAGCTCAATAAGTCGTACTACGGTATGATTAACGGCCCCCAGAGCAAGCTGATTCTGGACCGGTTGCCGGTGTTCGAAGCGTATATCAACGAAACGGTGTTGAGCAATGCCCGCTCGGAACTGCGGAACATCACGATTTACAACGGCCAGGAGAATATCAATAACCCGGCTCCTGAGGGGTTATTCGATGGTCTGCGGCCGAAGGTCGATGCAGCACTGGCTGCGGGTGAGATTCCGGCGGCTAACGTAGCCACGATCAACGCAATCACGGAATCAAACGCCGTCGATGAGTTTAAGAAAATTGCCAAGAAGCTGCCGGCCAAGTACAAGTACAGCGACAAGCTGATCATGATCCTGAGCCCGGAGCATCTGGAGATGTACGAAGCCCACTATCAGAAGTCGCGGGGGGCATTAGTGTACAATACGGGCTATACCAAACGGACGCTGGAGGGGACACTGATCGAGTTCTTCGTTGAGCCAGGTATGTCGGGTAGCGAAACGCCGTGGATTACGACGAAGGGAAATATCTGCTGGTTATACGACGACGATTTCAATTCGATGTCGCTGACGTTCGACCATAACGTTCGCTCGGAAGATCTGGCGTACATCCTGAAATTCCAGGCTAACGTCGACTTCGCACTGGCCAACGAGTTCTGGATGGGCAACGTGCTGTAGTCATTCTCCCGACGGGTTTTTGTCTGTCGGGAGCCCTGTTTTATCATCTGTTTAAATCCGTTCAATACCGTGAAGAAGAGAGTAATTGAGATTGTGTCGGCCCTGTTTGTGTTTGCGTTGGGCATAGTGTTGCCCGGTCAACTGACCGCGCACGCGCTGGAACTGGTTGGCGTGCCAAGTGGTATGCTTATGGCGACCGCACTGGTCAATTTTGCGTCGATCGACGGGCAGTCGTATCAGCAGGGCAACCCTGGTGGTCTGCGTCGGGTGTTGATTTTGCTGGCCAGGAAGATCAAAAACCCATGGCCAACGGAAGCGTTGATCGATGCGCAGGGTAATGTGACGGCGCTACCGGAGTATACTGATGCCGGTACGAAGTGGGCTGAGTATATGTTTCCGGATGGTACGGCTAGTGTAGATTCGGATGGCGGTGGCGACCCCGGCTACCAGTCGAATAAGCACATGGTCGAGCTGGCGCTGGCGGGCTTCTCTGCCGAAATACGGGCTGAGATAAAGAAGCACCAGAACGCAGGGTCCATCGTGATCGTGGAAATGAAGGACGGGCAGTACCAGGTGGCCGGTTCGAGCGATGATCCGATCTTTCTGAAGCCGTCGTACAAGGGCGGTAAGAAAGGTAACGACAAACGTGGTTACACGCTGAAGGGTGACGTCGACGGTATGATGTGGGATTTGCCTGTGCTGAAGCCGAATCTGGTGGCCAGCCTGCCGATTAGCCCGATTGTAGCTGCGGCATCGAGCGTACCAGCAGGCCAATAACAAAGCTGATGCTGATTCGCTATAAACTGACCAACGTTCCCGATGGGGGCGTTGGTCATATCTTACCAGGGCGTGGTATGACGCTGATCGACGAGCAACTGACCGACGAACTGGTAGATGAGATGATTCAACTGGGTATAACCCGCTATTTTATTCCTATCGATGATGGTAAAGAAACACGAGCAACAGCCAACTCCGGACGCCAGCGCGACACCACCGACCGATTCGCCAAACGAGCAGACACCCCCGGCACCAGTGACGGCACTGACGGAGGAACAGATCAAAGCACGGGCGCGGGAGCGGATAGCGAAGCGCAAACTGGAGAGTGAGGAACAGGCGATAGCCAATGCCAGCACGATCACGGTTTCGCAGGCGTTCACGGATGATTCGTTATCGCTGGAGCGTATCAAATAACACCAGCAATCGGGCGACAAAAAAGGGCGATCTACGCAAGTAGGTCGCCCTTTTTTGTAAGTTTGTATCGCTCACACGTACGATTACCAACCCCCACCAGCCGGAAGATCTTCCGGCTGGCGATGGGTTGTGAGTACCCAACTCGGTGGGGGAACCTACGTGTGAGCAGCGACCAGCCGGACCTTTATGCTTCCCCCAGACGGTTTTCCCTCCCTTCCTGATGCGTTGCACGTGGCTGGTTTTCACGTAGCTGGTCTGCGCGACTCCTTCGATTCATATCTGATTGACCTGCGGCTGTTCGTACATGAGGAAATCAGCCATATGGACGATCCGATGACCTACGTAGCGGCCCGCGATTACCTGAACGCCGTGGAGCAGGCCCGGACGCTGCTGGGGTAGCCGTCCTGTGCTGCGCGTGGCCACCGCCGTACCATTGCGGTATGACGGAGCAGGAGCATCAACAGCAGCTTATTCAGGCGAAGGCCCATCTGCGCGGTTTGGCCCGCAAACATGAAGCGGGACTGGTAACGGCCGATGAACTGGCGCAGGCCCGCGACCGGCTGGCTATGTTACAGACCCACACACCAGCCAGCACCCCGCCACCCCCTCCGACGCCTGAACTGCCGCCCCGCCGGGAGTCGATACCGATTGAGCAGTTGCCGTTGGCGGTCCGTGCCTTGATCGAGCAACTGACCAACGAGCGCAACGCCATTCATGCCGAAAAGGCCCGGCTGTCGAACACACTGCATACCATTCCTGATGAGATCAACTGCCGTGATGTGGTGACGCAGATCCTTACTCTGCGCGAGCAGTGGAAATGCAAGCAGGACGAAATCTACGCGGTGATGCAGACGGGCGTACTGCCCGACGTAGCACCGGCAGCGAGCACGGCCGTGCTATCGAGCGATCCAGAAAAAGTTCGGTTTCAGATCGGGCGGCTGCACTCCAACATCAACAAGGCCGAGAAGCGGATGGCGGTGGCGAAGGAGATCGGTACGCGCAAGCGTCAGGAAGTTGCAATCGCCCAAATGAAGGCCGAACTGGAGCGGCTGAAGACGCACCTGCACAGTCTGTAAATTTATTATTCACCTTATTCCACGTGTGAGCAGCATGGAAGCAGTACGTTTTGAGAACAGCCGCCGGCGGGTGTGCGAGCTGATTCCGTATGAGAAGAACCCCCGCAAGATTACGGCCGCGAAAAAGCAGCAACTGACCGACCTCGTTGAACGCTACGGGTTAATCAGCGTACCGATTGTCGACGCTGACAACGATGGTAAGCCCGGTGCCCTCGTGAGTGGCCATCAGCGGCTGAAAGCCCTGATGCTGCTGGGGCGGGGCGACGAGACCATCGATGTGCGGGTAGCGACCCGGCCGATGACCGAAGCCGAGTTCAAAGAGGTGATGGTGATTGAGAACGCCAAGTTTGGTGAATGGGATGCGGCTCTGTTGAAGGAGGAGTTCAGTGACCTGCTGGCCGACTTTGATTTTGGTATCGACTTCGCGGCCATGGATGCCGAAATCAAGCAGGTAGCGGGTGTACAGATTGCTCCCGAAATGCCAATTGTAGCAAAGTTCTCGGAGAAGTACGACGCCGTGGTGATTGTCTGTAAAAACGAGATCGATACGAACCACGTGCGCGAGGTGCTAGGGCTGGAGCAGGCCCGCAGCTACAAGGGGGAGCGGGTAGGGCAGACGTTTGTATTGGGAGCCGATCAATTCATTGCCGCATGGAAGTCTGCAAAATCGTAATACCGAGCCACAAACGCGCTACGAAGGTCAGGACGACCCAGGTAGTGACGAACGCGATCATCTGCGTTCCTGACAGTCAGGGCGATCTGTACCGACGCTGTAACCCCGCCGATGAGATCGTGACGCACCCCGACTCGGTAGTGGGCTTGGCCCGTAAACGTGACTGGATCATCCGACACTTCGGCGACGTGTTTATGCTGGACGATGACATCGATGCATTCCGGCGCGTGTATGCCGAACCGGGCGAACCGGCCGACATCGACGAGCATACGACCTACGAACTGATTCAGTCGGCGGCCGATGCCTGCCGGCAGATGGGTGGCTTTCTGTTTTCTTTCGCCCACGCGCCGACACCGGTAGCCTACAACCCGCTGAAACCGCTCGATCTGGCTGGCTACCACACTGGCTGCGCCCATGGTGTACTGTCAGGTTCGCGGCTATGGTACAACCCGGAGATCAAGGTGAATGAAGATTACTGGATCAGTTGCCTAAATGCGTTCGAATACCGATTTTCGTGGAAAGACACCCGGTTTTACTTCGCTCAGAAAAACACATTCGTGAATCCAGGTGGTTTGAGTGAGTTTCGTAACGTCGACGCCGAGCAGGACGATTTCAACCTGCTTCAGCGAGTATTTGGCGGGGATGTCGTTACGTTGAAAAAAGCGGGTGGTAAAACCAAGCTAAAGCACCCGTTTCAGAAAACGCTCAAATTGCCTTTTTGAATAGTTGCACCTGCCTTAATCTATTGCACATGGAAAAATCTACAATCTACAATATTGTGGGGGCTGCTTTGGCTGCTTTAGTCATACTAGTTTTCGGATTACTGGCAGGTGCTGCTCAAAAAAAGGAGTCAGATGAGACTGAGGATAAGTCAAGGAAACTTGTGACCAAACTAAATGAAGAAATAAAAGACCTCACCAAAGAGAACGCGGAAAAGCAAAAGCAGCGGGATGATGAGGCTAGAAACGAAGCTATAGAACAAGCTAAATTTGCGAAAGATGCCTTCTTGAAACAGGAAGGGAGTGCTAATCGTATACAGCAGCTTCAAGACGACCAAATAAAGAAAGCAGAAGATATTGTACGTCTTACGACCAAAGTCAATGAGTTGAGTGATGAAACATTGAATAGTTTGAAGAGTAAAGATAGCTACTGTTATTTTGATATTGATGTTGAGCCAAATAATACTGTCGAGGGTGGGGATTGCATAGCGGCTCTATTCCTGCGACACGAAGGAAAGTATCCGATTAAAAATTTGAGACTCTCTCTCATAAATACAGATGATGAGGCAGATGATGAGAATATAAACGGCAATGATCGTAACGATGATCCGTTGAAGTACAACAAGATACAAAATCCATTTACAGAATTTGTGCCTATATTATTGCCAAATCAGAGCTTGCGATTGAGGAACTTGGTAGTCCGTAATAAGCGACAAAAAAGTTTTAATATTTTTTTCAGTGCAGATCATAATTTTTGGTTTCAGAGGGTATTGGTTAGAGATTTTGATTCTCGTGAGCCATCAAAAATGTATTATCACTCACCATTTATATCGCAAGTCTATCTACAAGACCTGAATCCTGACTTGAATCAAGTTTATATCTTTGAAACAATAATAAAAGAAAGCTCAAGTTTAAACTGGAATGGAGGCTATTGGCCAAGTAAAAATAAATTTAATAGAAGGGATTGGGGGAACTTTCCATTGACAAAAAGTGAGAAGGAAGGGAAGTTGTGGTACTGGCAAAAGCTTCATTGGAATGGGTACTATTTAGAAAAGGGTGATCTTTTTCTGCGCAAATACTTAAGAGATTGATTTTCTTGGAATTATTGCATTGTTAATCCGTTTTGTCGGGAGAATATTCTGAGGATGTAATCAACCAAGCATCTGACGAATTATGGTACATCTGACGAAGACGGCGGCTACTGGAGGGATAGCCGCTCATCGGAACCGCAACCGGTTCATAGCCGTGACAGGCAAAACGGAAGCCGACTACGACGCCTGGGCCAGCCAGGTAGGGCGGCAAATGCACATCAACACGCTCGACCGGATGATCTGCGCCCGGTTGGGCATCTACACCGTCGCGCACCTGCCGCACCTGGCCACGCGCCTACCCGACGCCTTCTGGGACGAAGCACAACTGGACGAGTACCTGCTGACTCATTCGGAGAATCCGCTGGAGATTGCCCGGATTTGGCGTTACTACACTAACGAAGCCCGGATGTACCTGTCGGTCGAGAGCGTACTGGCTGAGCACCTGAATGCGTTCCCGAAGGACGATTTTGAGCGCTGGGGCGACCCCAATTACCTGAGCGATGTATCGAAGTCGTGGTTCAAAAGAACGGGGGCTAATCTCGACGTGCAGGTACAGGAGATCAACGAAGTGGCCCCGATCCCGGTCACGATTGACGACATCATTGCGTTTGTCCGGCAGTGGCGACCGAAAGCCTATCAATCGCCCGCGCAGGGGATAGTAGAGCGTATCGAGGAGCGGTTTAAAGAACTGACGACCTTCCGCATCAAAGATTACTACGCCGAGCACCTGATCCGCATGGCGACATTTAGCCATCAACCAGCCGACTACGTTCCGTTCTGACCCCACCACACCCCGCCCGATCGGCGACGGTCGGCCGCTGCCGGGTTTTTCATTTCTACGAGATGCCAAACACCACCGACGTGCCGCACGAGCTGCGGCCGCTGAATACGATATTTTCCGAGAATGACTATAGATGGGATTTTGCCGACTCATTCCGCGACTGGGTTGACTTCCTGACCGAATCGTTTATGCCCCAGCGTGAGGGCGTTTACGAACGGCTCAAAGAGAAGCACAAGGGGTTGGACTGGTTCGTCAGAATGACGCAGGAGTGGGTGATGCTCCAGCACCGGCAGGTGAACGGTCCCGTGGATTGGTACGATGCGTTGGGAACGTACTATGAAGTGTTGTCGAGCGGGAGTAAAAAGCAGATTCTGGGGCAGTTCTTCACACCACCCGATATCTGCACGCTGATGACCCAACTGAATGGGGTTAACGATAAACTGACGGGTAAGGGGTTGACAGTTCACGATCCCTGCTCGGGTAGCGGTCGGCTGCTGTTAGCCTGGCACGCGCTGGCTCCCGGCAATTATCAGTTCGGGGCCGATCTCGACCCGATTTGCGCCAAGATGACGGCCGTAAATATGTGTATCCACGGGTGCGAAGGCGAAGCCGTTTGTATGGATTCGCTGAAACTGGAATGGCGGTTCGGCTACCGTGTAAACCGCCACCTGCGACGCCTTGGTACACCGACCATCGAGCCGATTCAACCGGAGCAGTCGCGCATCATGGCGCACTGTCTCAGTAAGCCCGAATCGAACACGCAACAGCCGAAAGCCGATAAAAAAGGGCAGCTCATTTTATTTTGAAAATCAAGGCCAATCCGTAAAATTTCCGGGAAACGCTGCATTGTATATCCGTCTTGCCGGGAGAGTTTACAGGGGATGTAATCAACCAAACATCAGTCTGACAATGAAGCGTAAGCGCGTGTATGTGCCGAAAGTACGTCGGTTCGAAAATCCCAAAATGACGAAGAAAAAGAACCTGTTGCGGCTCGTGATGCAGGAAGCCCATCGACTCTGGCGAAAGCGAGTGTGGCTGTTCTTCGGCGAGTGTGTCCGCGATGCCTGGATGAGTGTCCGGTCGGGGATGCGGAGCAAGAAGATCAACGTGGCACAGGTAAGCCTATTCTGAACAAAAACGCCCGGTGTGGAGGCACCGGGCGTGTAATCAAACAATCAACCGGGCGCATCTGACCTCGCCCAAGTATGAATCTGACATGGCAAAAGTAAGAAAAATTGGGTACCAGGTACGACGGAAACCATTCCGTGCGCTGGAGTTTGTGCCAGAGCTGACGCTGGCGGGAAAATGGATGCTGTCGGCGGGTTTCGCCATTGGGCAGCCGGTGCGGGTCGTAGTCGAAAACGGTAAAATCACCATCGAGCCATGAGTAAATACGACCTACGCACTAAGAAGAACTACGACTTTTTCGAGTGTTCGAGCGCGATGCAGAAGTGCATTCGGCGCGGGCTGGAGCAGGACGCTATGTACTGGGCCGTTGAACTGTACGAGTCTGGCTATGGCGAATACGTGTGGAAGCGACTACGAATCATGAGTAGTGAAGACATCGGACTAGCTGAACCGCTAATGCCTGCGAATATCTGGGCGTTGTTTCGTTCGTACCAGGAGCAGGCAAAGAAGAAGGAAGATAAGAACGAGCCGCAACGACTGTTCCTGACACACGCCGTGCTGCTACTGTGCCGGGCGAAGAAGTCGCGCATGATCGACTGGACGCTGATCTGGGCTTGGCTGACGCATCCGTTCCGCCGGCTGGATATACCTGACTACGCGCACGACAAACATAACGAGCGCGGCCGTAGGCTGGGGCGGTCGTGGGCGCACTTCTTCGACGAAGGCACCCGACTTGATCCGCACTGGGCCGTTGACTATGAAGACGATATGCGCCAACGAGCCATGCGCGCGATCAGCGACCCGTCGGGTAATGGGCTGTTTGATTGAGTTATGAATACAGGTTGAATCAAAAAGCCACCACATTACTGGGGTGGCTTTTTGATTCAAAAATTTTCAAATTGTTCTCGAAGTATACGGTGGAATTTAGCTTCGTCCTTTTCCACCTTCAAGCGCAACATAAATTTGATGCCATCAGGTGTTAGTCCGTACGTGGGAGCAACTCGAGAGCTTCGCCCTTCTCCCAGCCGATGTCCTTTTCCCTTGTAGACGATTCCGTATTCTACCAGTTTGTTTACGATTGATAGGAAGTATATGTCTTCTTCTATATCGACAACCCTCTCCGCTGTTGAGTTGATACCTAGAAGGAAGAAGACATGGACGGCAGTTGGTTCTGGGTCTCCGAATGATTCAGCTGTCATTCTTATTAGCTTACTGTGTTCCTCCGACATTTCTGTTAATGGTATAATGTCGGAAATTAATTTGTACATCTGCTCGAAAGTGAGACCGTTATACAAAGTATTATTACTCGATACCTTGCTAATCTGGTTTCGGAGATCTTCATTCTCCTTTAAAAGTCTAGCCAGTTGTTCGGCAATTGGTCCAGTATCGGTTGCTTCGCTTCCTGGTATCCACCCTACTAAATCTTCATTTTGTTCTAGGGAATGGATAGTATTAATGATGGCAAGTTTTAGCTGATCTTGGTTACTCCAAAATTTGGCATATCGACTAACAATATCGTCCCTAAATTTTTTGTATTCAGTTGGATTATTAAGTTCCACTACGTCCCCCGGCTCATTCGCATTTTTTAATTTTTCCTTATTATAGGCTTCTGAAGCTACAACTACGAAAATTGGTTTACCTATGTGCTGTGCGTATTCAAACTCGAGATGAGTATAGCTTTTGCCACTAACTGAATCAACGCTACCATACCGCCCCCCTAGTAACAGCATGTAGATGTCAGATTCTTCGATCCATCGGTTGATGATGTTCATCTGTTCCTCATTCTCACCTGTGAATAACTCCATACCCGCTGGAATATGCCCGGTGGTAAGAATTGCCTCGACTGCGGCCTGACGTTCCTCTTTAAGATCAGTGAAGGTGGATGAAATAAAGACTTGTAGTTTTCTTTTCTTCGCCATTGCAAAGGGTTGGTTAAAGGTTGATTTCAAATTTACCAAAATCGTCCTGTATGTCGCTAAAACGACTCTGTAACCTTACAGAGCCGTTTTATTTTTCCCGTTATGCCTGCTAGAAAAAACAGCACATCGCTTCGGCGGATAAGCCGACAAATGGGGGTGGAAGCCGACAAACTGGACGTTTACCTGCAGTACCTGAACAACGAGGTACTGTGGGAGCCAGACCCAGAGGCACCCCGCAAACCCGCGCTGACGGATACCCAGCGCGAAATGTTCCTGAAATACTCCGTGGCCTGGGGTATGGCGTCGACCGGCCGCACCGACGAGATGATCCGGTCAGCACTCGAAAAGCAGTTTGGTATCAAGGAAGGGCAGGCCCGCTACATCATCGAAGAGTCGTACCACATCTACGGCTCGGCTACGGAGGTGAACCGGCGCGGCAAAACCCGTGCGGCCATTCTGTATCTAGAGATGCTGAGCAACCTGGCCCGGTCGGAGAAAGACTATAAAACGGCCGAGTCGTGCTGGGTGAAGGCGAAGGAGTTAGAAGGGCTGTACGAGAAAGAAAAGGAGGGCTTCGACCCTGCCGAATTCGCGCAAAAGCCGACGGTCATTTTCGCCAACAACATCAACATCCTGAAACAGCAGCAGCGCGCCGACGATGAGTAAAGTCGATACCCACTACATCTACGCCAACGCCAAGCAGCAGAAGTTCAACCGGAGTCGCGCCAAACGCAAAACCTTCATGGGTGGGCGCGGCTCCGGCAAGACCCGGACGCTGGCGATAGACATTTACGAGAATCGACACGAACTGGCAAAGGGTAAGCTGATGCTGGGCGGCTCGACCTACGTACAACTCGACAGCGTCGTACTGCCGGGTCTGAAGGCTGGTCTGAAAGATTGCGGGGTGCATGAGTACACCCGCACGTCGCCCTGGGGGCAGTACGTAGTAGGTGTCAAGCCGCCCGATCACTGGCCTACGCCCTGGGAGCCGGTGGGTAAGCGTGCGCTACCTTACACGATGTCGTGGATTACCGGCCTGTGCGTTCAATTCGCCAGCGAAGACAATCAGCAGACCCACCGGGGTATCAACTCCGATGCAGTTCGGCTCGATGAATCGGCGCAGATCGGCGAACAGTTCGTCGGTGAAGTGCTGCTGCCGACTATGCGGGCCAACCGGTATCGATCCATCGCCAACAGCCACAAATGGCGGTCGTTTTACGATTTCACGTCGGCACCCTGGACCGACTCCGGGCAGTGGGTACTGAAGACGGAGGAAGCCTACCAGAAAATGATGGCGATGCGGGCAGGTATGTCGGTAGCCGACAAGGAAAAAACGCCCCCGTCGCATTTGTGGCTGGAGTCGACGTATCTGGACAATCAGGAAGTATTGCCCCCAGATTATGCTGATCAGTTACGCGATATTTTGACCGATATTCAGTTCGACGTCGAGGTGCTGAATATTCGGATCAAAAAACTGCCGAACAGCTTTTACTTCGCCCTGAACGATTCGGTTCATGCGTACTCCCAGTGCTACGACTACCAGTGGGACGACAAGCTGAAGCTGCACGTGTACCGCTCCAACGACTACCTGTCGGATAAGGACCTCGAAATAAGCCTTGATTTCAACGCCGACATCTGCTGGACCGTAGTTGGGCAGGAGGTCGGTAACGAAATGCGTATCGTTCGGTCGCTATTTGAGAAGGTGTCTGTCAAGGAGCCTGACAAGAACCTGATCAAGGCACTGGCCAACCGGTTCTGCGACACCTATGACACCCACGAAAAAAAGGTGGTCCATGTATGGAATGATCTATCAGGTAAAAACCGGAGTGCCAATAATGACAGAGAGAACTTACCCTTCTTCGATACCTATATAAAGGTGCTACAGGACAGGGGGTGGAAGGTGGTCAAACAGTACCTCACGGCAGGGGGCAAGAACCCAAGCCACCAATCGAAGTACAACCTGGCTACCCGTCTGCTCGAACAGTCATCAGCTCGTACCCCACGTATCCGCTTCAACAAGCACAACAACAAGGAGCTGCTGATCGCTATGAAGTCGACACCCGTTAAGACTGACCGGACGTTTCGGAAAGACAAAAGCAGCGAGCAGCAGGCTAAGTCACGCGAATACGCTACGGATGGTACGGACGCATTCGATTACCTGATCTGGGGTAAGTACCGCAAGTTCGTCAGTCAAGCAGGTCCGCAGCAAAACCACTTCGCATCGCTGTAGCTAATTCGTACCGAGCCATTCTCTTCTAGTCTCGCCTTCCGATCTGATACGGCGTTATAATCCCAAAAATAGTAATCGGCATATGCCGTCGCCGGTATAGTGCGGGCCAATCTTCAGACCGAGGTTGGCCCGTTTTTGCGTCTATTTTTCTGCAAAATCTTGACGAATAGACGGTTGTCGGAAAATCGACTGAATAGAGCGTAAAAATCGACCCTGAAAGAAACCCGTCCTGTATCCCCCCAGGCCATACCGCTAACATTGAATCAAAAAAAGCGCGGTCTGTATGAAGACAATACCACTCACCGGACAAGGTGGGGTCATGTCGCTGATGAATAAGCCGGGGGCGGTATTCGCCATCAAGTTTCGGAAAGTCAACGGCGATGCATCAACCAAAATCGGCTGTATGCTGTCGGGATCGGGCAACGCCCTAACCGAGCATAAGCGATCAAACCGGGGTGGTATGGTCAAACTGTTTCAGCCGGCTACCAATCGCCTGTTCGACGTGTATCTGGATACGCTAGTCGAGTTCAACGGGATTACCATTTTTCATCCGTACTGACATGGCTGGCGTAGTTCAGTTGAGTAGTAACATCTTTTTGCTCCGCGACGACACCACCATGACCGGTGCGTTCGTGGAGATTCAGCCCGGACGGGTCGATACGGCGAACGCGCCGTCGTCGGCTCCGTCGCGCACACCACCGCCCGACCAGCACATCAAGTGGGGGCGGGACGATAACCAGCCGAACGTCATGCACGCGCTGGCCACCGACAACGACGTGAAGTGGGAACTGATGGCGACCCGTCGTGACTTCATCGTCGGGCTGGGTATGCGGTTCGGTACGGTTACGCAAAACGGTAAGGTGCAGGAGCGTGAACTGTTGCCAACGGTACATCCCAACTATGCTGAAATCGCTGAGCATCTGGCTGTCGAAGAGGAAACGGGTTACCACCTCGATACGGCTATGCAGGTGTGCTTTGCCGGGCAGCACTTTACCAAGATTACCCTCGATCCGGCGGGGCGGGCGATGCCGTTTGCGATGATGGACTGCTTCGAAATGCGGTACCGGGCATTGCAGGAAAGCGAGCGTCGGCCGTCGGCACTGTTCAACAACGGTAACTTCGGCACCCGCAACTTCCGCAAGCAGGACTCGATCCTTATGCCGGTGTACGATCCGTTCGATCCGCAGCGGTTTCCGGTATCGATCTACCACAGCAAGCACCGGTTACCGGGCCAGCCGTTCTACAGCTTCGCGCTCTGGTGGGGTACCAAATCGTGGACAGAGGTGGCCAACAAAATCCCGCCGTACCACCTGTCGGGCCTGACAAACGGCTACAATATCAAGTATTTGATCAAGCTGCCCGACGATTACTTCGAGAAGGAGGGGCTGGAAACCGACGAAGAGAAAGCGGCCTTCCGTGATCAGGTGCTCGATAGCATGAAGAAGTCGCTGGCGGGGCAGGCAGACCGCGCCGTCGTGACCTTCTATAAGCACGACATCTCGCAGATGAAAGCCATGCCGGGCGTGGAAATCATTCCGCTGAAGAACACGCTGACCGACGATGCGTATGTCGCGCTATACAACACGGCGAAGGCGGCTCAGGCCAGTGGCCACGGAATCCTGCCGTCGCTGGCGGGCGTCGACACGGGTGGTAAAATGGGCGGATCAGGAAAGGAACTGGAGGTGTCGGCGAATTACCAGCAGAAGTTTCGCACCTACGCTGATCGGCAACTGATGCTGCGGCCGTACCAGATCAAGCAGCGAATCAACGGCTGGGACCCGGCCATCCGCTTTTGGTTTGAAGATATCGAAGTGTACACGCCCGATGTGACACCCACCGACGCCGGAGTAAATCCCAACAGTTCGAAAAAGAAAGCGGCTCAGGCCGATAATCCCGACGACGAACCATGATGCTGATTAACGACGAGGTTGTACTGAAGGATGTGCTGGGCGGTATTCAGAAGAAAACGACCTGGGCGACCTGGAAACCATTCGTGCGTTCGGCCGAACTCGACCATATCATCCCGGCTATTGGGCAGGCGCTGTACGATGATCTTACGGACAAGATGAGCCGATCGGCGCTCAACGCCGTCGAGAAGCAACTACTGGAACGGTTGCAAATCACGCTGGGACAGTTCGTCGAAATGGAGTCGGAACTAGCGGTGATGCTCCAGAAAGGAGATACCGGTATTGCAGTGGCCAGCCCGACCGGTATGCAGGCCCCTGGTAAATGGGCGATTGTTGCCCGTATTCGTGAAGCCCGAGACAAGGCTGACCGTAATCTGGAACGGCTGCTGCTGTTTCTGGAAACCCAGGTCGATCAGTTTCCAGTGTGGCAGAACAGCTCAGCCTTCACGCAGACCCATGCGCTTTTTCTGTCATCGGCTACTGAGTACACACAGTATTTCGGTGCCATGCAGGAGAGTCGTCGGCTGTACGTGATCCTTCGACCCTACGTACAGCGATCTGAAACGGCGGTGCTGGAGCCGCTGCTAGGTAGACCATTCCTGACGTACCTGCGGGCTAAGCTACTGGGTCGGCCTGCCAGCTTCACCGACTCGGAAGAAACCGTACTGCGCCACGTGCGGACCATCATTGCCGCCGATGCCTTCGGTCGCGCGCTGCCCTACATCAATCTTAATACAGAGTTGCGGATCGTCTCGGAAACCGATGGCATCCAGAACGAAGAAGGCTTGTCGGGCGAACGTCGGAGCGAGATGAAAGCCGCTGTCGACAGCGACGTAGCACGTGAAGTGGGGCTACTCAAACGCTACCTGAATGAGAACGCTAGCGCCACTGTATTCACCCCGTATTTCCAGAGTGACAGCTATACCCCCCGGCAGAAGAAGCAGATCATACTGCCGGCCAATGATGATCCGCAAAAACCTTTCGTGCTATGAACACCCCCCAACCGGAAGGGCAGTTGCCTTTTCGTCGAGTACACCGAACCGCCCCCAGGGCACAACCCACGATGAACCAATCCTCGATTGACGAGCAGGAAAAGGCAATTGTTGCCCAGCGAGAAGCCCTGCAACAGCAGGAAAACGCTCTTAACGAAGCTAAGGAGCAGGCCCGCGCGGCCGACGTGCAGGAGAAAACAGAGAAGCGGGCGGGCCTGCTGGAGGATGCCGCCGACTGGCGTGAAATGGCGGCTACCGGGACCGATCCGGTGAAGAATCGCGACTACCTGCGCCGGGCTAAAGAAGCTGAAGCACAGGCCGCACAACTTGGTATCGAACTGAATTTGCAGGAGCCGTTGCCTGTCGATGTACCAAAGACATTGCGGTCGTTCTCGACTAATAGGGCCATTCAGCTTATGGTTGGCCTGTTCCTGTTTTTCGTCGTACTGACGTGGATATTTGGAGCCAGCCTGCTCAACGATCCTGAGAACCCAACCGGTCAAAGCATTATGGCTAACGCGCCGATCAGAACGCTGCTATCCTTCACGCTGACGTTTCTGACGTTTCTAGTAGCCACATTTTTTATCCGTGTTGCTTTCCCCCAATTCTATCGTTTATGGCACAATCGAATCGACTCCGAACGCTCATTGGAGTCATTAATCAACGAAGCGCCTGCTTGGGCCGTGCTTGCCTCATTGCTTGCCTTGTTCTTCATGTTCATGCAGGTTTTTGCCAGTTACTACCAGGCGATATTCGCATAGCCGAGCGTCATGCCGACTCACTAGCAAAAAAGCGGCAATGCGTGCTGGAAACGGCCGAATCACAGACGTTCGTTCAGGAAAAAACTAACCAGAACGATCACCCGCAGATAGATGTGTACTTCCGGGCGATTGGGTGGGCGCATCCAGAACGGGTTGGCAAGGCGGCTAAACTATGGTGCGGTGCATTCGTAGGCTGGGTACTGAAAACCTGCCAGGTTCCGGTGCCACCGAAAGCAAACCTGGCAGCCGTAGCCAGCTTTAATGCCATGAAGTCGCGCCGGGTGCCGACAGGCCACCGGATTTTACCTGCCGACGTCGTGACGTATCGCCCTTGGAGCCACGTAGAGTTCGTACGGAACTGGCCCCTCGACCCACGGGTGAAGAATTTCTACGCCGACGGCGGCAACACCACGGCAGGCACCGGTAAGCACGGCGTCTACGTCAACATACCTCGCCCTAAATCGTATGTGCGGAACGTGATCCGCTTCATCCCTGAATCATGATCGATCAACTCAGTGCTTATCTCAGTCGACGGGCTACGCTTCCGTTCTGGCTGATCGGCTCCGTCGTGTTACTGACGATTGCCACCGGTGGCTACCTCGACTACCGACGTAGCATATTGACCTGCGTCGGCTGGTCGCTCGACTCGACTACTTACTACAAAAATCTGTACCAGCAGGGGCAATTAAACTATGACCTGTATAGCCGACAGAATGACCATGAAACACGTTTACAACGGTTGGATAAACAGCGTCAGGCGCAGTATCGGCGCATTGATAGTTTATCTGTTGATGAGCTTCAGTACCTTATCGATAGCCTGTTCAACGGACAGCCTACCCGACCGGGGCAGGCCCATTCAGGCCGAGCGAATCGATCTAAAACCCATTCGACTCAGCGAGAGCGGGGCACGTCAGGTGCTGCGCGACCGAGTCGACCTGGTTACGCTCCGGGGCATAGTTGCCTCCCAGGATACCTTGCTGGTCGATCAGCAACGGGCGATAGCCGACCGCGACAAACTGATTGGGCTGATGAACCGGGATCGGCAACAGACGGCCAATGCTGGGCAGCAGGCCCGGACCCAGGCCGAGACCTACCGCAGGCGGTGGCACGCAGCCAGGTCGGAAAACTGGCTGTGGCGTGGTGGGGCAGCCCTGTATGTCGGGTATCAGGTATGGCAACTGATCGGCCCACTCATCAAGCCTTGATCCGTCGGTACAGCCGTCAGTTCGACCGGTACGACTATGTTTACCCATCCGTTGCCTTCGCCATATCAGCCATCGAAACCGGCTGGTGGAACCCCCGCGCTCGGATCGTGCAGAACCACAATCTGTTTGCCCTCAAAATCCGACGGCATCACCCGTGGCTAAGCCTTTGGATTCGGCACGATGAGCAAGGGTACGCCGTCTACGAACGCGACGAAGATTCGATGAGCGACTATAAAATGTATGAGGGCTACGTGATTCGTAAGTATCGGCTTACGAATCAGCAGGCGTATCTCGATCATATTTGTAAGCGGTTCTGCCCGGCAAACAAACGATACCGGGCGCACCTGCTGTGGGCTATGAACCAGTACAAACCCGACTTTGGCGTATGAACTGGGAAACCGTGCTGAGTAATCTGCTGAGTCAGGTGACGGCTTTCGGGTTGGCTGCGTTCTTCTGGGAATACCTCAAAAGCAGCATCAAGAAAGTAGAAGATATCGATCGGCGGGTATTGGAAATCGAACTGCGGGAGAAGATCAAACGCGAAAACCTTGGCAAATGAAACGATTCTGGCTAGACGAAACCGAATGCCATGCGCCTACAGGCTGGCACGAATGCCGATCTGAACAGATCTGTAATGGGTTGATGCTTCAGCAGACGATAGCGGTAGAAACCGACCCGCTGAAACGGGCGCACTACAAGATTGGGATGCTGCGTACCTTGCTCGACGCACCGACCGACTTGCTGGAACGCTTATCGGGCCCCGACCTTCAGGAACTGGTGCAAATGATCGACTGGTCGTTTTCGGCGCGTGTGCATCGGATACCGTTTCCGTCGTTCGAGTTTGAAGGCGTCACCTACCTGTTGCCGGCCGAGCGGTTCGCCAACACAACGGCTATCGAGGTGGCGATGGCCAACATCTACTACCTCCAGTTTACCCATCCCGACAACCCGCAAACCAACGCGGTGCTGCTGTTGGTGGCTACGCTGTGCCGCCCGACGCGAACAGATCTAGACCAGTTTCGTGCATCGAAGGCGTGGACCGGCGACGAGCGGGAGGAGTACAATTCGATTATCGCGCAGGAGCAGGCAACGACATTCGGGCGTCTATCGTTTGGTGTCGTAATGGCAGTACTCCAGTATTTCGAGGTGACGAACCACGAATTTCTGCGGCAATACGGCGAAGCGTTCGGAGCCGACGATGACGACGAACCGCTGTACAAGAATGGCGAAGGTTGGATTGCCTGCCTAGAAGACGTAGCCGAAGCAGGCGTTCACGGTAAGTTTACCGAAGTGTGTAGCGAGAACGCCCATACAATCTGGCTGTATCTGAAACACCGGGCCGCACGTAACAAACGGCAAGAAGAAGAGCAGCGACGACAAGAACGGCTCAACGACTAATAGCGTCCTATCGACAACCGTTCCGACCTGCCTATTTCGGTTCAAAAACGACCGATAATGCAGACCGGAACGCTGAGTAACTACATTGACTACTTCCGAACGTGGGCCGATTCAGACGCCGACGTTCGGTTTTTTTTGTTTGGGGGCATCGAAAAAGGGATGGAAGTCGCCCGCTCCCACGATGACTTCGACTACCCATTTGCCTGGTTGGAGCAGCCCACCATCCTGACCGAAGACAACGGTATGGGCAATATCAACGAAGTATTTTTATCTGGTCTGACCATTCTATGCGCGGCCCCACAGGATAACCGACAAGGCGAAATCAATGCGTATGACCTGGCCCTACGTATACTATACCGCATCCAGCGAAAGATGCTGACTGATAACCGACAGGGTGATATCGTCTGCGACCTGAGTCGGATGAAGAAGGAAACGATTAGCCAGTTATGGCTCGACAGTCACTACGGCTGGCGGCTGGAGTTCGTGTGTTCGTTCAACCTCAACCTATTCATTCGATGATCGATGGTCTGGTAGCGGGGCGGTCGTTTCTGCCCCTGCGGTTGAGCCGTAACCGCATTCCCGTGGTTATTCCGCCCCTTAGCCCGGTCGATTACGCCAACCGGTCGCTGCTCAAATACCGTACGGCCGTGTACGTGCAGGAGTATTTTCAGGGTAATACTTTCATGGCTGCGTCGGCCCTGTCGCTGGAAGCATCGGAGTTTCCGGCCGAGCGGATCGGCGGTGCGCTGAGTTATCGGGGGGCGCTGATCGAGATACAATCGCTACTCGATGGGCTGCTGACGCCGTCGCTGCCCCTCGTCGACAGCGGCCGGATCACGGTCTGCGATGGCCTGACACGGCAGTACTACACCCAGCGGCAGCAACTCGATCCGGCGGGTACCGTGGTGGGTCAGTTCAACGACCAGAGCAGTTGGGTAATACGGGCGGGGGTAGCCCCGGAGCAGTACGCCGATTACCGCGATACGCTCTTTACCGATACGGCCGCGCTAGGCGGTCACTTTCTGACCTACCAGCCCGACGATAAGCGCGTACTGCCCGACCAACCGGAGTATTTATGCTGGCTTAACAACGTACAACCTGCTCCCAAATCAATACGGCTTCGGCTACAAACTATCGGGCTTGACGGTACTACCGAAACGCGAACCGTGATGTCGCTGGCATCGCTGGCACCCATGACAGTCTACTGTCTGCCTGTCGGACCGCTGGCGTTGGATCTGTCCGACCAGGTTCATGCATACCAGGTATGGGTCAGCAACGAAAACGACGAAGGGTTGTCGGTGGTGCGATCGTACTGGATCGATCGACGATACTATCGTCAGTGTCGGTATCTGCTGTTCGGTAATTCGCTGGGTGGCTGGGATACGCTGGCCCTGACAGGGAGGGCCACCGAGAAGCTAAGTACGACCCGCCTGATCAGCGAACGCCCTCCGCACCCCGACGGGCTGGCCAGCTATGCCGAGCGGACGGTTAGCAACGTTACCGGCGAGCGTGAATTGAGCGTGTCGACGGCCTATCTATCAAAAACCGAACGAAGCTGGCTGCGCGAGTTGTCGTTTGCCGAGCAGGTTTATCTGTTAGCCGACGACTGGCTACCGTTGCTGCTGGCCGACAACGATTACCTGGCTGATTCTGATGAAGAGACGCTGATCGGCCGAACGTTCGTATTTCGATACGCCAATCCCGCCAGTCAGTACAGTCCGCTGCCACCGGCACCACCCCGGCCCGAACGGCCGCAGGGCTGGCGCCCGTACCGCACCGCCTGTGAACTGAACGATTTCGGAATACGCACTGGTCGAAAAGTAGCGACCATGCTGGAGCGTTACTACCTCGACGACAATACGCCCGTATTTCCTGCCCAAATTCGTACCAACCTGCCCGGCGAAGAGGGTTATCTGGCCCCCCAAGTATCTGCCGATTGTCAAACGACGCCCTATCGCAGTGTGGCAATCAGCCGGGTGGGAACCTACCAACGTAACAACTGCGGCAGCGATCAGGAGGGAACGACAGCGCTGATCAGTGTTGCGGCTGGCGCATTCGGTAGTGAATTGTCGCAGCTCGATGCTGATGCGAAAGCAGAAGCGGCCTGGCAACGGCTCAATACCCAGGAATACGCCAACCAGAATGGAAGCTGCGTCGTATCGTCTGAGCAATACGCGTATGCGGTAGCTGATGGTATGATACACTACCGGGCCAACAAACCGGGGCAGTTCGACATATCCTTCGTGCCGTTTACAACCGTCAACAGTCCGTTGTGGGGCAACTGCTGGTCGTTACAGGGTACGGCCGGACCTTATGTATATCCAATCTGGTCAAACGATCTGGACTTTCCGGTGCGAACCGATGGCTGGTGGTTTCTGCGTGCCTACGGGCCGGTGGGCAGCCGACAGCGCGTCCGGCGGTATCGGAACGGGGTGTTGGTCTACGATCAGACGCTGACCATGAACCTCGACGGTTATGAGCTGACGACTTTGTACCCCGATGGATCGGCAACGGCTGTGCAATCGAAAGACCGCTGGTATGTAGCTATCGAAGCCATATGAATATAGACGACACGTTTGAAGATGTTGCGTCGGCCGTGCTGGAAGAGATTACGGCCGACGCCCTGATGTATTATCAGCGGGCTTTACAGGCAAAAGGGCTAGTGTTGACCGGCGATCTGCTCCAAAGTTTTCGGTATCGTATCATCCAGACAGCGACGCAGGTAGTGGCCGAAATCGAACTGCTGGAGTATGGCCGTTTCAAGGATATGCGCCGGTTGCGCTACGACAGTTTTCCGAACATCGACGCGCTGGAAGAATTCGTGCAGAAAATTGGCCCTGACAATTTCGCTTTCGTGCCGGGCTACGGCCCCGATCGGCGCGTTCCAACCATTCCAAACGCCGTCCGACGGATTGCAATGGGTATTGGATTTAGCCGGGCTAACCAGATCGTAACGCGCAAATTCAGTGGTACCTGGTACAATGAGACAAAAATGAACATGGTCAATAAATCAAAAGGGCGGCTGGCCGAGCGATTGGGTGAATGGTTTGCCGCCCAGGTCCGCAGGTCCGCTGAGCAGGATTAAAGTGTATGTTTGTGATTCAAACGTTTATATACACTTATGTTCAAACTTCTAACTGGTTGTTTTCTTCTAGTCAGCGTACTGGTCGGTGCGCAGGACTTACCCGTCGACCCGACAACAAACCTGATCACGTATTCAGAGGTTGTCGAGACGCCTGGCGTATCAAAAGCGGACTTATATGTTCGGGCAGGCACATGGTTCAGCCGTACATTCAAATCATCGAAGTCAGTGCTGGAATTGCAGGATAAAGAAGCTGGCAAACTGATAGGAAAAGGTGTTATTCCTGTCATTATCAAGGTGCCGATTATGGGCGCTACAGACGCGGGTACGGTTAGTGCCACGATTACAGTTTTATGTAAAGATGGTAAGTACAAGTACGTTATCGATAACTTAAACCACGAACGCCCTTACGGAGCCAATACGCAACAGTGGGTCAACGGTGGGGCGTTGGAGCAGGAAAAACCCAAAGTTGGTATGATGGGCCGCCCCAGCAAGAAAGAGTGGAACGACATCAAAGCCGCCTTCGACAAAGAAGCCAAAGCAATGGTTGCTGATCTGAAGAAAGCAATGGCTAAATCAGACGATTTCTAAGTCGGCGATATGAACAAGCAATCTTTGTTGAAATGGTTGAAAATTGGAATGGGTACGTTGACTGGCCTTATTCTAATACCTATTGTACTTACTAAGGTTAGTCCTGGTTTCGCAGCTAAGGTGAATAGAGAGAAAATGGATAATGCTTCTTCAGTTTCAGCTAATATCCAAGTTGGTGAGGATGCCTTCGTAAACAGCGACGTCGACCTATGCGAAGCGTATCACTGGATCGGCGAAATGGAGCACCAGACCCGGCAGTATTCGGAGCGAAAGCAGCCCGGTTTGTCGGCAATAGAGCGCGAAGCACAGTTGAGCAAAGAGCGTGATCGCCGGTGGATAGATTACGCAAATCGGCATAAAATTCCGGATTCAATGCGTGTTCAAATCAATGTCGCGGGTATGAACGCCTGCAAATAACACCCACCAAAATCCGTCCTGTTGGGCGCGAAAGTCCAGATGCAGCTTGCGTCTGGACTTTTTTTATAGCCCCAGATGCAGGACGAACGGGTCAGGTTACGCACCGAGGTCGACACCGACGAAGCCAGTGTTTCGCTGGAATCGCTCAAAGCGGAGTTACGCGAGGTAAAGCGGGAAATCAAGGAAATGGGCGAAGTCTCGGAGGAGTGGTCCGACGAGCAGAAACAAGCCTACGCCGAACTCCGGCAGCGACAGAGCGAACTGAACGCTGAAGTGCGGGAATATACCCGAAACATCGACATCAACGATGCGTCGATGACCGAACTCCGCGCCCGGCTCCGGCAACTGGTGGCCGAGCAGAATGCGCTGACCGCCGAATCCGACGAGTGGATTGAGAAGAGCCGGGAAGTTGGGGAGGTGCGCCGTCGGATTGCTGAGGTAACCGAAGAAGCCAACCGGCTGGGCGGGGCCATGAACGATCAGCGGGGTATCCTGGGCCGCTGGAAAGACGATTTTATTGGCACCTTCGCAGCCGTTCAACTGGATAATCTGGTCGACGCCGTCGCTGATTTCGGACGTGAGTCGGTGGAGATGGCGGCCGAAACGACCGATGCATTTTCCGACATTCAGAAGTCGACCGGGATGACGGCCGATGAGGTCAATGCCTTGAACGAAGACCTGAAGAACGTCGATACTCGATCGACGCAGGAAGCATTGCTTGATATTGTCAAAGTTGGTGGCCAGTTGGGCGTCGCCACAGACGAGGTTAAAGGCTTTACAGAATCTGTCGACAAGGCCAATGTGGCATTAGGCGATGAGTTCTCCAGTGGGGCGGAAGAGGTCGCTAACACGATGGGTACGCTGGCCAAGCTCTTCAAAGACACGAAGGATTTGGAAGCTGGTGACGCCATCAACGACATCGGCAGTGCCATTAATGAGCTAGGTGCAGCAGGTAGCGCCACCGGCCCCGTTGTTGCTGACTTCACTACCCGTATCGGTCAGTTAGGCGACCTGGCCCCAGAGATTGGGCAGACCTTGGGGTTAGGAGCCGCGTTTCAGGAGTTGGGTCTGTCGGCCGAGATTTCGGCGGGTGGTATCACTAACATCCTGCTGACGGCGTCGAAGTCGACCAACGAGTTTGCCCAGCAATTGGGCATATCGGAGGTGGAGATGCGGAAACTCATCAACACCAACCCCAATGAGTTTCTGCTGCGTCTGGCCGATTCCCTGCGCGGGGTGCCCGCCGATCAGGTAGCTAAACGATTGGCTGAACTGGGTATCACTAGCCAGGAAGCGACGAAAGTGATGTCGCTGCTGAAAGACCAGACGCAGCTCGTGCGCGATCGGCAACTGCTGGCCAACAAAGCCATGCAGGAAGGTACTAGCCTGACCAATGAGTTCTCGATCAAGAATAGTAACGCTGCGGCCGAACTGGCGAAAGGGCAGAAGGCGCTCGACAATTTCAAGGTAGAAATCGGTACGGGGTTGCTGCCGATACTGGTACGCGGTACGCAGGGACTGGTAGCACTGCTCAACGTCGTGCGGCAGGTGCCGGCTTTCGTGCGTGAAAATCAGACGGCCATTTCCCTGCTGGTGCTGGGGCTGGTTACACTCAACGCCAACCTGATCCGGGCGCAGGCGGCTACGCTGGCCAGTGCCACGGCCGACAAGTTGAAGACGGTTGCGTCGGGAATAGCGGCCGCAGCCGAGCGGGTCCGGGCGCAGCAGACGGCTGCCGCAGCCGCAGCCGACGGTGCAGCCGCCACCGCATCGCAGCGACTCACGATCCAGGAGCGGCTGGCCGCTGCCCAGACTACCGCTAGTAACCTGCTGACGCAGGCGAAGATCGTATTAACGAACGGCTGGACGGTTGCTCAGAATGCGTTAAACACGGCGCTACGCGCAAATCCGATTGGGCTGGTTATAACGGTGCTAGCCCTGTTGGCAGCCGGACTCGTGACGGCCTACAAGAACTCCGAAACGTTCCGGGGAATCGTCAACGGTGTGTGGGCCGCGCTGAAGGTCGGGCTGTCAACCCTGTCGCCGATCACGTCGGCTATCGAAAGCCTATGGAATCTGGTCAAGGCCGGTTTCGGTTACTGGCTCGATCTGCAAAAAGCACTCGTCGGTTTCGCCGTCGACGGCCTGGGTAATCTGTTGAACCGCGTCGCTCCCGTAAAGACGGCAATCAGCGGGTTGTGGAACATCATCACCGGCGGTGTTCAGAAAATCAAGGATGCAGCCAACGCGGTCGCGGAATTCCTGCACATCGATGGACTGGTCAGCCGGGCGAAACAGACCGCGCAGCAGATGGGTACGGCCTTCCGGGACGCTTACCACAAAGAACTCGATGCGGCCCGTACGAAGGAAACCGCTGACGACGACACCCACGGTAGCCGGAAGGTCGCCAACGCGAAAACCAGCGCGAAAGCGATGGCCGCAGCGCATACGTCAGAGAACGTAACGGCGCTTAACACCATCTCGAAAGACAATGAGAAGCACCGGGAGTCGGAAGAGAAAAAAGCGGCAACTGCCGCTAAAAAGCAGGCTGATGAGAAGGTAAAGGCCAATCAGGATGCCCTGACGAAGATTCAGGATATGCAGGTTGCGGCCATCTCCGGAGAAGTCGCCCGGCAGGAAGCGCAGGAAAATCTTCGCTATCAGCGGGAGGTAGCCGCTGTGCAGAAATCCATCGCGTCGCAAACCCTGAAGAATCAGCAGTTGGCTTTGATGGAAGACAGCCACCAAGCTAAACTGAAGGAAATCGGCGATGCGGCCCAGAAAACCCGTGCAGACCTGCTGGAGCGGTGGATCGACGATGAGTTTACGAAGAAGATCAAAAAGGCGCAGCAGTTTGCTGATTCGGAGATCACCATCGCCCGCAAATCGCTGACAGATAAGGACGAACTGGCGAAGGTCGAAGCCAAAATTCAGCAGTCGCTGGATGCGGAGATCGGTGCCATCCGGGCGGAGCGTGATCAGAAAGACCAGAAACTGCGGGACGACAAAGCGAAGGACGAACAGCAGAAACGGCTCGACGCGCTGACGGCCGAGAAAAATCTGTTCGACAGTCAGTACCGGGAAGCGATGGCCAACGCGGACCTGAACCTGTCGTTGGCAAAGAATAATGCTGATGCCATTCATCAGGCCAAACTCCAGCGGCTCAAGGCGGAGTACGAATACAATCGGCAGAAACTTCAGAACGAAGCTGCGGAAGAGAAAGCCAAAAATCAGGTACTGATTCAGGATGCCGACGCCCGTGCTGCGGCTGAGAAGCAGATCGACGACCGGCTCAAGACGCAGCTCACCAGCACTGACCGTAAATACCAGGCCGATAAGACGACGCTCAACCGGGAGCATCTGGAAACCCGGCAGCGCAACCAGAAGGAATTTTTCGACGCCATCGAGGGACTGTCGAAAGGTGACTACTCGTCATTCATGGGCCTTCTTGAAAAGAAGCTGGCGAATGAAAAGGCTGCTAATCAGAAAGGATTACAGGATTTTACGGCGAAGGGGCAGAGTACGTTGGCCGGAGCCGCACAGGTCGTTGGGGCACTTCAAAGTCTGAATCAGAAGTACCTGGAAAGTCAACTGGCGAAGATCACGAAGGAGAAAAATACGCAACTGGCGAACTGGAAAGAGCAGTACGATAAGGGTAAAATCTCGAAGGAGCAATATGAGAAGCAGGTCGATAAGATCAATAAGGAAGCTGCTGAAAAGGAGAAGGCTGAGAAACTGAAAGCCTGGAAGCGCGATCAGACGATGCAGATCGCGATGGCCATTATCAACGCGGCTCAGGCAGCGTTGAAATCGCTGGCGACGCTAGGGTGGCCATTAGGGTTGATCGGTGTAGCTGCATCGGCGGTCGCGGCCGGGATTCAGATTGCCATGATTAAGCGGCAGCAGCCCCCATCGTTCGCCACCGGTGGTTTTGTTACAAATGGTGGTGTTGCCCAAGGCCCCGCCCACGGCCCGAATCCGGGCGTCGGTGGAATCTCGCTGATCAATAACAAAACTGGGCAGCACGTCGGCGAAATGGAGGGCGGGGAGCCGATTATGATTCTGTCGAAGCGGACCTACCGCAACAATCGCCCCATCATCGACAAGCTGTTACACTCGTCGTTGCACCGAAAGGGCGCACCTATCTTCGAGCAGGGTGGTGCGTTTGGCTCAGATGGGGGTAGCTATAGTACATACCTAAAACCACTACGGCCGGGCGGCTGGTATGAAGATGGGACCGAGGTGGTCGATGGTGGTGGCGGTAGTTCGTCGTCAGATGCTGGGTCGACAGCGGATACGTCGGACACGGCCGCTGAAACCAGTTCCCTGACCGACGAGCAGATCAAGAAGTCACAGGAGTTGATGGAAAAGATCGCCAAGAATACGGGCGATATGGCCGAACAACTGAAAGGGCTGATTACTTACCTGAGCAATTCGTTTCTGTGGACGCTTCAGAGTACGATTACGGGTCAGACCGAGCAGATACACCGTAGCCTGGGTCTGCTAAACTGGTCGTTGACTGCCCGTTTCGATATGCTGCTCGATCAGCAGGCGGCTATGCAGCAAGTCAATCTGCGGACTGCTTCGTCCCGGCATATTGTGCTGGTGGCAGAGATCGAGAAGCAGGGAAATAAGTTGAAAGCCGCGATCGATCAGAGCCAAAATCGACAGTTGTTGCAAAACTTGTTCAATGATCTGGCTGAACAGAACCGTCACCGTGAACTGCTGACTCAATTGGATCGACTGGCGCAGTCTGCTATTCGGGCGCAGCAGGAACAATTTCAACGGTTGTTAACCCAGAATAATCTGTTGCAGGAAAACGATCAGCTCATAGGTGGCCTACGGCATATGGCTATGCTGGCGGAGATACGGAAACAGTTTACGACCCTGCTGCGTAGTGATGGCCAACTCAGTAAAGCCCTTATCGATGAACTGAAACTGGACCGTCAGTCGGATACTGAATTGAGCAAAGCGCAGCACGAGACCCTGATCGGCGAACTACAGAAACTGTTCCGTGCCCTGCTGGAGAATGATGATGTGCGTAGCGAAAACCTGCTGACGGAAATGAACTTCGAGCATCAGACCAATACCTTGAATGCAACCAGCCGCCACAGAGCCCTACTGGCTGAATTAAGGAAACAGTTTACTACTCAGTCCCAGGCTGATGATCTGCGGGGAACCACATTGCTAACAACATTGGAGCAACTGCTGACCGCTTTCATGGATGACAATGAAGAGCAGCACGTCGAGTCGATTGCCGAGTTAAAGCGGCAGGCCAATGCGCTGGTCGGCGAAACCCGTAACCAGACAAACGTGCTGGCTGGTGCCATCGGTCAGCAGACCAACACACTACACGGCGACAATGGCTGGCAATCGGCGCTACTTGATCGTATTGCCAGTAAAGACCTGAGTGTAAGTATTCATAATGTTGTCAACGTAGCTGCCCAGAAGGCCGACGTCGACCTTAATTCCAACCTGCGCTAATGCTGGATATTCGCATCGATGGGCAATCGGCTGACCTCCGGCCTGGGACTCGTCTGACTCTTCAACGGTTCAACCCCATGCTTGATTTCACGACAGTGCCGGGCAGTCGGGTGTATGATTTCGAGTTGAACGATACGCCCACCAACCGTCGGCTGATGGGCTACGCCGACAACCCGCAACAGCCCACTTACAAGCGCCGGTTTTACTGTGAGAAGTATATTGACGGGAACGTGATCGAGCGGGGGTATGCCCGTATCCGCGAAGTGAACGCAGGCTACAAGCTGAATTTCTCACAGGATTTAGGCAATGTGTTCGGTAGCTACCAAGATCGGCCACTATCTCAATTGCTCGAACTGGGGGCTGAACCAGTACCCGCTAACCCGACCGCTGCTAGTAACCAACTGACGGATCGATACTGTTTTCCTGTGCTGTTGAACCCCAGCTTCTATGGTAATGCGGCCGTGAACGGATTCCGGGGCCGGGTCAACGACTACAGCGGTGGAGCCTATGCGAGCAGCGGTCTGGTGCCGCATCTGTTCGTACGGTGGGTACTGACGCAGTTTAGCGTGTTGACCGGCTGGCAGTTTCGGGGCAGTTTCTGGGATAGTAATCTGTTCCGACGGCTGCTGTTTTATAATCTGTACAGCTTAGATGGGCAGACCACACTAACATACTGTAACCACCTACCCGAATTAACGGCCGGTGGGTTGCTGATCGAACTGCGCAAACTGTTCAACCTCTGGATTGACTTCGACGTCCGCAGCAAAGTCTGCACGCTCGATTTGGTCGACACTATTCTAGGCGATCAGCTTGTACTCGACTGGACCAATCGAGCCAACCCCCGCCACGTGCGCCTGCCCGACCAGAACGGGCGATTGGAGTTAGGATACGAACTGTCGAGCAACGACGCCCGAGTGAAGCCCACCCCAGCCGTGATGGACGTGTACCAAACACCAGTTGCAGACATTAATCAGGATGGCGTTTTGTTACCAGTGAAATCAAAGTTCTCAACCTTACTTACTGATCCTGTAACGGGCCTAGCCACGACCGATCAGGCTGGGTACAGCGTATATAATAAAGACAGTAAGCCATCAACCGAGACCCGATTCCTGATTTGGAACGGCGTGGTCGGCGGGTTGCCAACGGCCACCAACACGGCCGATAGCGTCAGCCTGCTCTGGCATGGCAACGGCAACCTAGTCGACAGCTACTGGCGAAATTTTGAAGCCTTCCGCACTAACACCTTCCTGCTGAAGAAAACGCTTACACTAATCCCGGCCGACATCGCTTCATTCAGCTACCGTAACCGAATCCACATACAAGGTGTAAACTACCTCATTGGTGACTTGTCCGCAGCTCTCGAGCGTAATCAGCGTAGTATCTTGTGTGAAGTTGATTTGTGGAGAGTATAGCGAGACAAAAAGTAACTATACATTCTTGATTCTTTGTTATTTTTCTCAATAAAGTTTATCTTGTGAATTGATTTTACAAGATAAACTTTATTCAATCTGTGTTAATCTAAACAGTTTTAATAGAAATGTCAATAGTAAGCGCTAATACATTGTTTCACTTTACGAAACAAAAGGAAACGTTATTTAATATTTTAGAGTTTGGATTTCGACCAAGTTACTGTCGAGAATTTGGAGAAGTTACAGCAGGAAGGATAAATGAGAGCCATATTCCAATGGTGTGTTTCTGTGATTTGCCGCTGTCAAGTATAGATAAGCACACTAACGGGTATAGTTGGATATTCAACGGTAAGAAAGAGGAGTTTAAAGGATATGGTAGATACGCTTTGGGTATGTCAAAAGATTGGGGTATTCAATCGTTGCTTAATCCGGTTAACTATGTGACCAATGAATCATATATTTTACAAGCGCATCTATTCTTAAACAAGCTCAGTGGAGAAATGACTGGCATGCAGGATGCTTGGGACAAAATAATACATGTCAACAAAAACGACTTTCCAGACCCTGACTTAATCGATAAGATTCAGTTGTCTGTTGCACCGCTGTTACTTAGATCCCGATTCATTACGGAGCAGGCTCATGCTGTTTTCAGCTATATCAAACCATACCAAAATTTTGTAACAGGACAGAGATACTATGATGAGCGAGAATGGCGATACGCTATTCCTTACGATATGGCTTATGGTTACAAGTTTCCACCTCTACTCAAAGCGGTTGTTGGTAGTAAGCTAGACGAAGAGTTGAAGAAATATCAAACGGAAATAAATAGCAGCGCAGGGAATAATTTACAATTCAAACCATCCGATATAAAGTATATTATAGTTGAGAACAATAGTGATGTAAACCCATTACTTGATAAACTACGGAGCTTGAGTATTAAATATAAGGTTAAAGACGTTGAAAGGTTGATGACCTGTATACTGACAGCGGAGCAAATACATGAAGATTTCTAAAGATATCTTATAGGTACAGTATAATGTACATCAACAATTTATATGATGATCAAATAGGGTCTAGAGAATCTAATTGATCATCATATAAAAACAGACCCAAATCGCGGAGGTATTTATCTGTTTGATCAAGATTGCTGTGTCTGCATTGTCGCTGAACTAACTTGATGTCCTTCGTAGCTTTGTATAGCGCGATAACACCAGTGTGTTTCCAGCCGTATAAATCGTATGACTGCTCTGTCAATTTGAGCAGTGTTAGAATGCGCCGATGCTGATTATAGAAATACTTTTCATACACCGGTTTCTCGCCTGGTGTGCCATCCAGTGTGAACACATAGAAACTTCCCGGATAGGATCGAATACGATGCTTCTCAATTAGTTTTTCTAGCGGTGGCGGTATTAGCACGTGCGCTGTGCGGTTGTTTTTGGCATTATCAGCGTCGATCCTAACTGTTTTGGGCAAGATGTCACAAACTCGTAAAAGTCTTAATTCCGATTGTGGTCGAGCAAGCGTGTAGTAGATGAAATTGAGGAACAACCAAAGCTGGTGATCTTGGGCTAATTCGCAAGCTTGCTTGACCTTTGCGACCTGATTAGGTGTGAAGGCAGTGTGCCGCCCTGGTCTTTCGGCCAACGGTTTGATTGATATGAATGGGTTTGCTTTGATAAGCTGCCGTTGAACGTAGAAGTTGAAGAACGTTTCAAGTACCCCTAGATGCTTATTGTGCGATTTGTTGGATAGCCCAAGACTTGTCAGCACGTAATCCATGTAGGAAAAGGCGTGAACTGGTTTAAACTGGTTGAGCCGCAGCCGCAGCATATGCCGATCCGTCAGGTAGGTGCGAAACAGTTTGATCGACGACCGATAGGTCTTGTGCGAGTTAGCCTTCATACTCGCTTTCTTGGTATCCAGAAAATATGTCAGGGCTTCATCGAGCGTACCAGGTGAGAACTGAGCAGGAAGTATTTCGGCAGGTTCAACGTCGACAGTGGCTTCTTCGTCGACAACAGCTCCAGCCTTTAACTGCTGGTTGATCTCCTTAATAATGGAAGCAGCATTCTTCCGACGTTCTGTTTCGGTTTGTCCATTTACGCTGACTCGCTTACGAATTAGCTTTTGGGCTTGAACAGAGTAAGCATAGTAAAGAACGACCCACTGTTTCGACAAATCATTGCCGGCATCGTATAAACGGGCTAGTCGATAACCTGTTGGCGCTTTTTTGATGGACTTCATTAGTGTAGAAATGCCTTAGAATTGCCCTAAATTTGACTTACTAACTGCCTATTTAGTGCCTTACTACTGCCTTTATCGGAATCTTGGAAGAAAAAAGTCCTGAAAATGTCTCATTTTCAGGACTTTACACTGTGGAGACGGAGAGATTCGAACTCTCGTCCAGTCAAGGAAACCGACGTGCTTTCTACATGCTTAGGTCTACTTGAGATTGTCGGGATTCAGCCCGGTGCAGACCAGACCTAGCATCATCCGTAGGTATTTTTGTCTCGCTCGTTGTCAACACCATTATCCGAGCCAGCGCTGCTTGTCGACGCCCCCTGATCCAGCCGGCAGCACGTAGGCTGGGGAGACGATGGCTATTGCTTAATCCTCCGGATTAGGCAGCCATGGCGTAGTTATACTCGCCAGTTATTGTTTTGACGATTTGTTCGGGTCGGGAAATTCCGTCAACTCCCGGCATGCTTACCCGCGACCTCTGCAAGCTGTCAATTCCGGTCGTCCCCAGAAACGACACCTGTTGGTGCGTGTAGGGGATAAACTGGTGCTTTGGGCGAAAAGTTCAGCCTGAAGCCTGTAAACGCGTAAAAATCGTGGCTTCTCGCTCAGTACGACAACCCATTTTACAGTACCTGCTATGGAAATAAGACAATAAATTATAAACAAAGTGGTATATACGTTGTTATAATCGAATCAACAAACCTAAAAGCCCTTAACCGACACCCATGACGATCACGCCCTTTGAAATAAGGCTCTATGAACAACTAACGCCGTTCTTCGCCAAACACGGCTATTCGTTCATTTCCGACCGGAAGCAGTACCGGCGTCGGGTCGATACGGGCTTCCAGAACGTACTGCTGTCAACGACGTTTTACAAGGACGAGGTTATGCTGGAGGTGAATTTCGGCTGCCGAAACGAGCAGGTCGAACAGATTGCCCAGCAGTTTCTTAACAATGTGATTGAGTACCGTGCCGATGCCAACACGGTCATCCTGTCGATCGGGAAATTCAGCGGGTTTCATTATTTCCGCTACAAAATCCATTCGTCCGACGAGTTGACGCTGGTCTGTGAACAGATCGAGTCGTTTTTCAGTCAGGCCGGATTCGATTTTCTGAAGTCGGCCTGTTCGCTCGCGTCCCTCGATCGGTTACTGAACGAGCAGCCCAATCAACCCTGTCTGTATGTTTATAATCAGACGCATCGCTGCTACAAAGGACTGATTGCGGCCCGGCTGACTAACAATCCACGCTTCGATGGGCTGGTCGACAGCTATCGGCACCTACTGGACCGGCAAACGAAAAATCCGTACGAGCAACAGCACTTCGAACGACTTGTCGCCTACCTGCGGCACTACTCCGCTAACTGAGCCAATTCTCAGTCGGGAGTTTACATGGACCATCGCTTTGTTATCCCACTATTTTGTCATCCCGACGCAGCCGGGCGACCGGTGCCGAGGGATGACAAAATAATGGCGTTACGAGCAGCTCTTGTAAAATTGGA